TATGCTCAATCAAGGTATGGACCCTAATCAATATATAGTAGGCGGTAATCCCTCGATAAACCCTAGAACAGGCTTACAAGAATTTTTTATAAAAAAACTATTTAAAAAAGTTAAAAAAATAGCAAAAAAAGTTTTACCTGTCGTTGCACCATTTATACCAGGAGGTCCTGTATTAAAAGGCGTATTAACAGCTGCAGCAGGTAAAGCTTCGGGTATGGATACAAAAGATGCTTTGCTAGGTGGTTTGACTGCTGGATTAGGTGCGAAGTTTCTAGGTGGTAAAGGAACAGCAGGTAAAGGATTACAAGGATTAAAAGGCACATCAGGTAAATTCTTTGGTAAAGAAGGAACATTTAGAAATATTTTAAAACAAGGTAGGGAATTTATACTGCCAGGTGAAGATAAAAAAGGTTTATTTAAAAATATATTTGGTGGTGGACTTGGTGGTGGACAGCAAGAAGTAATGTATCAAGATCCTGAAACTGGTCAAATATATTCACAATCTGAAGTAGATCAAATGATTGAAGCAGGAACTCAACCAGACTCACTAAATCAAGTACAAACTGGACCTTTAGGAGGAACACTTGGTCCTAGATTAAGACAAACTTTTTTAGGCTCTGGAGATCAACCAGGAGTTATTGGTAATATATTAAGTGGTGGACAACAAACAGGCACACAAACAGGAGGTGGCCTAGGCCTAGGCGGAGCTGGTGGTATTGCTTTGCTCGCTGCTCTTTACGGAAAAGCAACTAAAGAGGCTGCAGAAAAGACTGAAGGTGGTTTACGTGATGTACGGTTATCTACTAGACCAGATCTTATGCCACAACAAGTATTTCAAGGTTTTGATGTTGGTGTAAGACCAGGCATGTCTTATGGTGGTGGTATGGGATATAGGCCAGGTTTTGCTATGGGAACCCCAGATGGGCTTATGAAAGAAATGATAGGAG